AATATTTTCAACAACAAAGATTGGAAGGCTTATTAAAGCAAGATATCAGATAAACCCGATGCAAGGTAACGCTGCATGTGACTATTATTTTAATCGTAGGATATCTTATCCTAACGATTTTAATTATTCCATTGGATTGATGAATTGTATTATTGTTGATGAGTTCTCATATGCTAATAAAATAAATACGGATGCCGAGAAGGGTTGTCTAAATGATTTACATAAAATATATTCAGAAGGGGTAGACACTATATATAATGAATATGTTAGCGTTAAGAACCAGGTAAATGACGAAGTAGATATCTTTAAGAATGGATTAATGACATGGAAATCAGAAACAGAAGAAAAGATAAATAAAGTTTTGGATGAAAAAGAGAAAAAGTTAGAGGAATTAGAAAAGTATTATAATGAACAATTAAGATTAGAAGGCCCAGCTAAACATTGGAAAAATTTAGAGACAGAATACAAGGTAAATGGAGATAGGTGGAGAATGTGGGCGGTGATAACTTCTACAGTATTTATATTATTTTTAACAGCATTATTGTTTAGTATACCACAAACAATATTCGAATATAAAGGAGTTTTTAGTACAGAAAACCTTAGAGGAAGTATTATTTTAGCACTTATTTCATCAGTAGGAATATACATTATACGTCTGTTTGTGAAGCTATCAACTAGTGCATACCATTTATCAACTGATGCTAAGGAAAGATATCAACTGACTTGTGTATTTTTATCTTTACTCAAAGAAAAAGGTGTTGCTGATCAGGAAAGAAGTATTGTAATACAGTCAATCTTTAGTAGAGCTGATACTGGATTACTTAAAGGAGATTCCAGCCCAACATTACCTGAAGGTGTAATGTCTCAAGTATTTAAAAATATTAAGAACTGATAACACAAATTAATAAAGTTATTCGAACGTCTAAAGAGAGATTATCTAATCATAAAGAATGCATTTCTAAATTTTCTTATTATCAAATATTAGATAGATAAGAAGATTTAAGATGTTCAAATATTACCTGTAATCTATTGTAATTTCATGTAAGTTAAACTATAATTTACATAACTGTAATATAAGGGGTGATTTTATGGGAATATTCTCAAAAGAAGAAAAAGAAAAGAAGGATCCTAGACAAATCTATGAGGAACAGATAAAAGAATTTTTATTACCAGATGAGCAAATAGAACAAGTTTATGGATTGTTTCTTGACTTTATGTGTATTACAAATAAAAGATTAATATTTGTTGATAAGGAATTAAGCTTTAAAGAACCTAAGACTACCATTTTTTCTTATCCGTTTAGCCAGATAACAGGCGTGGGATTAGAAAAGAATGAGAAAGCTTTCGCATTTACTGATGAGCTTATCATTGTGACAAAAGGTAAGACACATGATTTAAAGTTTTTAAAGGGTACAAATATTAAGGAAGTATATAACACTTTAATAACCAAAATAGTTTAACAACAAACTACGGCGCCTTCTAGAAGGCGTCGTACAAATTTCTTAGACTTATAATATTTCACAACATACCAGCAACCCCTCAGCATCAATCTTATCTAAAGCTCCAAGCCTAAGTAGCTCCCTAACAATCTCGTGAAGTCTAGCCTTATTGCTGTCTGTAATGGTTAGTTTAACCATATTTAATTCAATTATATTAATCCTATCATTTGCTTTATATTTTTCGCTATTTTCCATAAAAACACCTCGCTTCTATTGTTGACACAATAGAAAACCTTAAACATATTTGAATAAATAAAGATAGGAGTTACTGTTAAAATGTAACTCCTATGGTGAGGTTATTGATGTAATAATACTAATAAGACAATAGCCACGATTAGTAGTTTGATTATCTTAGTTGAAATACATGGATGATTTGATAAATGTGTAGCAAAATTATCTAGAATATTGGTTAAGTCGTTCCCTATTACGCATAATACAACTGTTAAAATAAGTAGCTTTGTATCCATTCATATCTCCTTTCAACGGGCAAATAAATATAATAAGAAGATTATGGAAGCCCATTTCAACTCACTCCTTCAAATAGATTAGTTGTACTGCGTAAGACCTCAATATTATTATATATATTTTTTAATATACTTAGACCAGAAGGATTTTAAAAACATTTGGAGAATATTTACAAAATGAGGTGGTTATATGGGGGTAAAGAATAGGCTTAAAGAGATACGGATGAGAGAGTACATGATGAGTGCTGTAGAGTTTGCAAAACTATTGGGGATTAAGCAATCTACTTATTCGCAATGGGAAAGTGGAGTAAATAATCCAACGCTACAAAAAGCAGTTGAAATAGCACGTATATTGAATAAGAAGATAGATGAGATATGGTATGAAGAATAGCCATATCTTTTTTTATGAAAAAATATCATAAATAATGAAAAAATATTATGAAAAATGGAAAGTTTTCATAGTACACCTCATAGTATATTAGTAGATTAAATAATTTAGTTAATAGGAGGTTCTATGAGTATTATTCTTTATGTTTCAACTATTATTATTGGCACAATTGTTATTAATTACAATGTGGACCAGATGAGGAGGTAAAGCAAATGATGGGTTTAGATCTAGTCATACTTACAGCTCTAAAGGGATTAATATTAAGCCCCGAAAAGTTATTTTGTTTAGTATTAGGTATTTCTGCAATTGCTAGTCCTATTTTGGATATGAAGATCAAGAAAAGGGGTAAGAAGTAATGGTAAGTGAACTGCTAATAGCTGGCTTAACCACAGTTGCTTACAGAAAGATTAAAAATATAAAAGAACATAAAGAAGAAAGAAATTTGATATCTAAATGGAATGCAGCTATGGCTGGAGTTGCTGTAAAAAATGAAGATGACACATTCTCAACATTTGAAATAGTGTCTATAAATCAAAAAGAGTACGGGTTCGACTGTAAAGTTAGCATACCATTTAGAAAAAGTTTCGAGGACTTGGAAAAGCAAAAGCAGGTTATTGAGACAAACTTGAATTGTCTATGTGAAATAGAAAAATATAAATTTGCTCCATATGCCAATGTAAAAATTATTAACAATCCTCTTAATAACTTAACTTATGAATTAGTAGAAACTAAGCCTTATGAACTCTTCTTGGGCTATAAGTATGACGGAACACCTTACAAATTAAATATGGTTGAAGATTCACACTTACTTATTGGAGGCATCCGTGGATCTGGGAAGAGCAGACTTCAATTTATAGCTTTAACTACATTGCTTCATAATCACGACGAAAGCGAAATTGAACTATATCTAATGGAGTTGTTGAAAAAAGACCTTAAGAAATTTAAGGACTTGAAGCAGGTTAAGTTATTTATGGATGAATTGGTGCACTGTAAGATAATTCTTGAAAAGATTGAGAAAGCAATTGAAAAAAGGGCAGAAAAAATTGATGCTATGAATAGTGAAAATATATATGAGTATAACAAAATAGCTAAAAACAAGCTAAAGTACATTTATATATTTGCAGATGAATATAGTCTCTTCATGAAAGATGAAAATGACTGCGAGGAAGAAACTAAGTATAAGGAAGTTATTGAAAGTGTACTTAAGAAAATTGCTAAGCTAGGCCGTTCAGTAGGAATATTTTTTATAAGCGGACTTCAAAGAAGCACTGTTACAGAGATAAATTCATTAATAAAAAGCCAGATGTGTCGCTGTAGCTTTGCTCAATTAAGTGCAAGGGATTCAGAGAATATCATAGGTACTACTGATGCTCACGGGTTACTGGCGCAGGAATGCATAGTTTTCACAGGCCATGAATATGTACACCTAAAAACACCTTATATAGACAATTCAATTATAAATAGTTCACTAGGCATTAAGGTGAAAGAACAAATACTAGAAGAACCTCAAGGCAAAACAGTTTTAAGAGGTGGGTGGCATAATCCAACACCAGAAGAATGGAAAACTATTAGAGACACTATTCCTCTCATGAATGTACCAGAGAAGCAGGAACCAGCAGGACAGATGCAAGCTCCAAAGCGTGGCAAAGGTCATGCAATACCATTAAGTGAGGTGAACAAGAGTGTTAATGCCTAGGGATAAAAAAATACTTAAGTTTTTAGAAGATAATAAAGCTCTTACCATTACCCAAGCTTCCAGAATGTATTTTAACGAAGCTAAATATGCATATGATAGAGCTAGAGTAAGGCTAAAGCAGCTAGAAGAGTTTGGACTTGTAAGAAGCTATAAGAATAAGCTTACAGATGAAAAGGTTTATTACACTGATGATAAAGTTTCAAGTCATGACTTGTATATAAATGAATTTTATTCGTTACTTGTTTATCATGGTTGCACCAATGTAGAGATTAAAAGGCAGCCGAGATTTTTGAAAGACTTGGTAAGGCCTGACGCTATCTTTAAATTTGAATATGAAGAAAATCTATATTTTGTTTTACTGGAAGTGGATTTCACTCATGTAACTTCACTTTCAAAGTTTCAGCTTTACGAAAAGTTATATTCTACTGAGGAGCTGCAGAAGAAGTGTTATGGAATATTTCCATTAATAACTGTGATTTCAGTAGATGAAAATCCTCTAAAATATGAGAGCAACTGCTTGGACATTACTTATCTGAATGAGAAAATGGACAACTTCAAAGATAGGATATTAGGGTAATAAATATAATACTAAATACCTATTACTGATCTTTGATTACTTATTACTAATTGTGGCTCGGGAACCACGGAAACATGGGGGTTCTGAGCCACGAATCCAACTGTATATAAAATTTGCAGGAGAATTCATAGTATAGTCTTATATATAGCATTTAATAGAGTTATATATCTGTAACCGTACTATTTAAAATAGATTTATGCATTTTCCACCATACAACTTATAGTTTACTTATTTTTATATATACCCTTTCACACATGATGCTGTCCAGCAACCACCGAAAAATAAGTAAAAAACAAATTTATGAAAGGAAGATGTACAAATGGAAACATTACTAACAAAACTCATGATTTATGCAACAATTGCTGCCATGTTACCGGTCTTAATTAAGATAGGTAATGTCTGGCTCATGCATAAGCTTACAAAAGAAAAAGCTTATCAAAATTACAATAAACAGAAGGCTCAGGAGCTGCAGCAAAAGAAAATCAAACAGCAGCTTGAACTGGAAGACATACTTCTGAGGAAAGAGATAGAAAATTACTACCAAATAGCAAAAGACCTGTTTCATGATGCTATTCAGGCCGGAAACCTTAATCATGAGCAGATCTTTTACTTGAAGAAGGTCATTAATGAATCTTTGGGCGATTATCTTAATGACTTCAAATACATGAAATTTAAAAATGATGCACATGAGATTTATTCAAAACTCAAGTCTTCACATATTAGTATAGACAGCTTCAAAAAAATTATACAGTTAATTAAGAGTTTTGAAGCACAGACAGCCAAAGACTATATAACAATAATTAAATAATATTTATCTTTGGAGCTTTATCTATTTTTAGGCTCCTTTTTCTTATATATAATATGTAGTAATTTCTATAACTACTTAGTGTTATATGGGACAGCTTATGTGACTAAGTAGTTATATAAAAAAAGCCCTAAAAGGGCTATTCCAGCAGCTTAATATCAGCTGTTTTTATTTCATTATTCCAAGTGATTTTTTCAACTATCGAACTTATTACTAATCTTCTCTCTGCATTTGTCTCACAGATCTCAAAAGCGTGTTTAAAATTCTTGATTTTATCGTACCTGATTTCCTTTTTAACCTTATCGCTATCCTGTCTATCCTGTTGAACTTCTAATGAAAGAAGTTTGTTTTTTAGTTCAACATTTTCTTTACTTAGTCTATCCAACTCAACGTTTATATATGTAGCAGCTTCATCAGATAACACAGATAGTTTTTTAATAAGATTACTAATTGCAGTATTATTCTTATCAATTAGCCTCTTTATTCTACTGACTTCACTATTATTTTTATTAATTTTGATATCCTCATTCATTTTTAATTGGGACCTTAAGAGTTCTTCATTAGTTGATAAATATTCTAGATATTTTACAACCGCTTCATCTAACTTTTCTTTTCTTATATATTTAGATTTACAGCTGTAAAATGTGCCCATTGTTCTACAACCATAGTAAATAAATCTTTCGCCATACTGGTCTGAAGCACCAAACCTAATATTCATGCTACTTCCGCATTTTCCACATTTAATTAAACCAGTTAAAAAAGAATAGTCTGAATATCCTTCTCTATAGAAGTAGTGTTTATCTTTATGCTTATCAATCATATATTGTGTTTTTAGCCATAAATCAGCTTCAAGAATACCTTTATGCCTACCAGCAGCATAAATCCATTCTGTGAACTCTTTACGCTTATTGGTGCCTGTCTTTTGATTATATACTACAAGACCATTCCCATTCATATTTCCAACTACTGCACAGCCTTTATTTTTTAAATAAGCTTTTACATCTCCATTTGATTTAACATAATATCCACCTTTAAGGACAGCACCCACTCTGGTTATATCCCATTTACGATATTGACTGCCTATATTATGCTCTAATAAATATTGCATAACCTTATACATGCTTTTAAGCTCAATATATTTTTCAAAAACTATTCTTACAATTTCAAGCTCATCCTCATCTGGAACGAGATATGTAACTTCTTTACCATTTTCTACTATTCGCTCAGTTTTAAATCCTAGAGGTGGGACTCCCCCAAGCCATCTTCCAGTCTTAGAAAGCTCAATCATATTATCTTTTACACGTTCTTGAATAGTTTCACGTTCAAGTTGTGCAAAAACACTTGTTATGTACATCATAGCTCTTCCCATGGGAGAACTAGTGTCAAATTGATCTCTTAAAGATATAAAACTTATGCCATCCTTACTGAGCTGTTCTACCAGCTGTGCAAAGTCTAAAACATTCCTAGCAATTCTATCTAGCTTGTAGCATATAAGCATATCAAACCTTTTCTTTTTAGAGTCCTGGATCATTCTTTGCAATTCAGGTCTTTCAGTATTTCTTCCAGAAAAACCTTCATCCTGGTATATAATAAACTCACTTATACCAAGTGTCTTTCCGTGTTCTCTGCACATATTAATTTGATTTTCAATAGATTCTCCGGTTTTAGTTTCAATTGATTTTCTAGCATAAATTGCGGCAATCATTTTAATCACTCCTTATTACATTGTAATACAAGAGTTTCAAAATCATTATCTTTACTTTTATTAATGTCTTGTATACCGATATGATTTTGTTGGAAAGTTTCATTTTCCTTCCAATACAGGACTTTGGCTTCCTTTAGAAGATTTTCAATGTCAATATTCATTAGTATACCCCCTTCATAGAACACCCCAAATTTTGAAAATATAAACATACGTTCGTGTAGCGATTGATATTATTTTACTATTTTCTTACAACGATTGCAATTAGTTTATTAAATATTTATACGAATAAATTGTAAATTTAAAAAGGGTTAATTTAGCCATATATATAATATTCGCCATTCATATTATATTTCCCGCGTCGGTATACCGAATTATTAGACAAACTATGACAATTACGGACAAATAAAAAAAGAGCCTAAGCTCTTGTTTTTAGTTTAAGTATTTTTATTGTTAGACCTATTACAAATATAGATAAAATAATTAGAACTGCTAATAAAATTTTAAAATTATTCTGAAGGGTACTAAGTTTATAATTTATGATATTAAAATCATTTTCTTTATTCAATAGAGTTTCTTTTAATTCATCTATCTCTTTATTCTTATCTTTGATAGAGGATTCAAGAAATTGCGTCGAAGATAGATAACTTGTTAGTTGTTTTTTTAGTTCCGTTAGTTCCTTAATGGTTATATTAGCTTTGCTTTGGTCAGTTATAAGCCATGAGGGAACTTCAGAACTACTGTTATCAGTTTTGTATGTGTAAGTATCATTAGAGCTTGTAGAAATACCACTATTATGATAATGGTATTCGCCTGTTGTTCTGTTGTAATGCCCACCAAAAGCATCAGTATTACCTGGATGTGCGGAAACTTGTCCTTTAATAAATATAATTAAAAGCAATATAAATATTATACTTATGTATCTCTTCATAATATACCCCTTTATAGAAAAATATGGATTAATTGTGTATATAAAAAGCTGCTAATTCTGCAGCTTCTTTTTATTGTTATTTCTGTTTATTCTTAAGGTATTCATGGATTGCCATTTCTTCTTCTTCAGTTAATTTCCTGCCGCCTGGTGCTTGTGCGTATTCTAATTGAGTACCATCAGGCAAAGTCTTTTTAATTACTGTAACACCTTTTAAAAACTCTATAAGAGGTTTTATTTGGTCTGATGATAATCCCTTAGCGTTATCTAAAAGCTGTTTAAGCTCTGGTGTTAGATTTAAAGTAAAGAACTCCTCCAATGTATAACCTAAATAATTACATATATTTTCTAATGCAGGAAGTGAAGGAGCTGATTCAGGATTATTTTCAAGTTTAGTTATATATATTCTGCTAAGTCCTGTTCCATCCGCCAACTGTTCAGCAGTTATGTTTTTAGCATTTCTTAATTCCCTTATCCTCAATCCTATATTCAAAATATATCACCCCCTAAATTTTATTATATTGAATGTAAACTGTCAGTAAACATTAATAAATTAAGTATAAGATAAGTTATTTGAAAAATCAAGATATACAGAGCAAAACAGAGGAAATAAAAGCTAATTAAAAATAATTGTATACTATCAGTATACAAAGTGCTTGTTTTGTGTATACTGATAGTATACAATTTAAACATCAGGAGGTGATTACAGTGTTTCGAATAAAAGAAGAAAGAGAAAAGGCAAAGCTCACGCAAGAGGAATTAGCTGAAAAAGTAGGCATTACTAGAGCTTACTTATCTCAATTGGAAAACAACCATAAAGAACCATCCATTAAGCTTTTAACTCAAATTGCAAAAGCTCTAAATATATCAATTAAAAAGCTTATATGTGAAAGAACAGCCTAACCTAGTATATGTAGAAAATCAAAAAGTAGGTGAAGAAAATGGCCCTAAAACTTAAAGAGCTTAGAAGAAGAAGAAAACTAAGCCAAAGGCAGTTAAGTAAGAGGGCGGGGGTTTCTAGAAGCTACATTTCAGAATTAGAGTCAGGGAAGTATGATCCAACAAAAACTATATGCAAATTATGTAATGCTTTAGATTGTGCACCAAATGAATTAGTAGATTGTACAGATTGCGAGGTGAAAGAATGAGTAAAAAAGCTAAAGAAGAAATCAAAGTAAGAATAGTTAATCCAGCAGCTCTTGAAAAAGCTAGCATTAATTTAACACTTGCAGTAGCACAGATTATCAACAAGAGAAATGAAGTTGCTATTGGGTAATTAAACAAGGAGGATGTAAAGTGAGTAACTTAATACCAATGGAATTAAACAATCAAAGGATAATAACAACAAAGAGTTTAGCTGAGAGTTTTGGGACAGAGGATGTGAGAATACAACAGAACTTTCTTAGAAACAAAGAAAGATTTACCGAAGGAAAGCACTTTTATAAGTTATGTGGCGAGGAATTAAAAGAATTTAAAGCTAACTATCTAAATGATAGTAGCCTAAAATATGCTAGTGAATTGATACTCTGGACTGAAAAAGGAGCTGCCAGACATGCAAAGATTTTAGATACAGATGAAGCTTGGGAAGTATATGAACAACTTGAAGAAACTTATTTCAGAGTTAAAGAACAAAAGCCAGCTTGTATAGAAGATCTAATAATAATGCAGGCTCAGAGCTTAAAGGATTTAAGGCAACAGATTAATCAAGTTAATTACCATGCCCTAGCTGCAAAAGCAGAATCAGCTGCCGCAAAAGAAGAAGTTCAGGCCATCAGGGAAGTAGTTGAGATAAGACCATCAGATAACTGGAGAGTTGAGACTAATAACTTAGTAAGAAAGATTTGCTTTAAGCTTAATGATTATCAAAAGCCCAAAGAGGAACTATATAAGGCAGTCCAGGAGCGTGCAGCATGTGACCTCAAGAGAAGGCTAGAAAATATGAGAGCTAGATTTCTTCTTAACGGTGGTAGCAAGAGTAAATCTGATAATATGAATTACCTTGATGTTATAGCTGAAGATAAGAAACTCATAGAGATTTATACAGCTATAGTAAAGGAGCTGGCTATAAAATATAAGATTGCTTAATGAGAATATTGTGAAATTAATTGGAGGTGTTTGAATGGAGAGGAATTATGTAATAGTATGCAATGAGCATAAAGGTATAGGTGGATCGTTGTTGTTTTGGGGAAGTAAGACAGAAGATAATGCTAAGAAAAGAAGTTTTGGAGGGTATACAAGTGATTTCAATGCTTGTGAGAAATACACCCTAGAAGAAATAGACAATAGCCAATACAAGTTTCCTGTGTATGGTAGAGATTGTAACCATGATAATTTTAGAAAATTTGAAGATTTTGCTATAGAGATTAGCAGATTAGAAAGATTAGGACATAGACCAATGCTTATTTATTACAGATAAATTATGTTTACAATACAAAAATATTACACTAAAGCAAGGCCACAAAGCCTTATAAAAAAATTTACATAGCGCAAAAGGCATAGACTTCTCAATATATTCTATGTTGTGAAAATAAGAATAGAACTCAAGGAGGTGAGAAATATTGAGCAAAAAATAAAATACACCCTCGCCAAAGGGTGCAGTTCCAAGAAGGAGTGTTGGATGTAGGTACGCCAATACCTATGTCCCCATTATACCAAATAAAGAAAGGATGGGGAAGATGAATAATAAAAAAGCACTAGCTATGACTTTAATATTAGTACTAATGTTTTTATTCCTTATTATGTGCAGATTGATGAGTTTTTATGCAAGCAAAAGTAGCTTTGATATGATTTATAAGCTTAAACCAGGCGAAAGGCTTACTGAGGCTGCTGAAAGATTTAAGGTTAACGCTGCAGATATTAAGGTTGATGGAGATTACCTTGTATTTGAAATAAAGTAACCAGGGAGTGATACATAAGATATGGCAGAAATTAAGTGGATTAAATTAAACGTAGACATGTTTGACAATAGAAAGATTAAGCAGATCAGAAAGCTTCCAGCTGGGAATGACATGGTTTTATTTTGGGTAATGCTTTTAAATCTAGCAGGCAAGTGTAATTCTCAAGGACATATTTTATTCACAGAAACTATAGCTTATACTCCTGAAATGCTTGCCAATGAGTGTGAATTAGAATTAAACATAATTAAGATGGCCCTAGAGACTTTTAGCAGATTTAATATGATTACAGTTGAAAATAAAATTATATCTATAGTTGGATGGTCAGAATATCAAAATATTGATGGAATGGAAAGAGCTAAACTCCTTACAAATGAACGTGTTAAGAAACATAGAGCCAAGAAAAAAGAAATACTTCAACTAGCTCAAGGCGAAACTTGTTCAGCTGATTGTAACGCTGATGTAACGTTACATGAAACGTTGCGTAACTGTGAATTAACGCATCTAGATAGAGAGATAGATAAAGATATAGATAAAGATATAGATAAAGATAAAGATATAGATATATCTAGCAAGCTAGATATAAAAGAAGCTTTAAAAAGAATAGAGCAGGCATACTTTAGCACTTTCTATCGCCAAATGACCTCAAACTATGTTCAAGATATTTTAAAGATTTTAGAAAAAGGTGATTATACAGAGTTGATTGTTTCTGCTATCGAACTTACTAAAGTTAGGAGCCAACAGCAGAATAGAAACATGAATTTTAAATACAGCTTAAGCATTATAGAGACTTGGATCAATAAGGGCTATATGACTTATGATGATGTATGTAAAAACGAAGGCGGAAGTAAAACTGGAACAGATAATATTCCAAGAACAGCAGCATACAGACCTTACGAGTTTGATTGTTGAGGAGGGTAGTACATGGATATAAAAGCATTACCACATAGCATTGAAGCTGAACAACAGGTTATAGGCAGCATATTAACAAATAATGAGTCAATTTATGATGTTGTAGACCTAGTAAGAGCCGAAGACTTCTATAGGAGCAGTCACCAAATCTTATATAAAACTATGTTAGAGATGACCGATAAAAGAATACCGATAGATATGGTTACTCTAACAAATACTCTTGGAGCAGACAGAGTGCAGAGCATAGGCGGCATTACTTACATAGCACAATTAACTGCTTCGGTAATAAGCAGCAGCAATATAAAAAAGCATGCTGAGATAGTTAAAGAGAAGAGTGACAGGCGCAAAGTAATAAAGACCTGTAATGAAGCTCTACAGAAAGCCTATAACCAAGAAAATCAAGTGAAAGGTATTATAGGAGCTCTGGAAGATGAACTCCTTAACGTAGGTACGGAAACTGAGAAAAAAATACTAACAGATGAGGGGTTAATGGCTAAAACTCTTACCATGATAGAAACAAATTATAAAAATGGTGGAGATATTAGTGGTCTTAAGACTGGATTGAAGACGCTGGATCAAGCAACAAACGGAGTTGTAAAAGGGGACTTAATTGTTATAGCTGGCAGGCCGTCAATGGGTAAAACAGTGTTTGCGCTTAACATAGCTGATAATTTAGCTAAAAATAGTAAGGTTGCAGTATTTGAACTAGAAATGTCAGGAGAAAAGCTAGGAGCTAGAAGGCTAGCTGCTCAAACTTGTATTAATGCAACTAGACTTCCAAGAGGAAAGATAACCGATAAGGAATGGGCCCTTCTTGCATCCAAAGCTAATGAAATAGCTTTTAGGAATAACATGTTTACTGATACTACAGCCGGGATAACAATGCAAGAGATAAAGGCTAAGTGTAAAAAGCTAAAAATTAAATACGGTCTTGATGTTGTGATTATAGACCACTTAACACTTATTACAGCATCTAGGAAGCGTGAGAGAAGAGATTTAGAAATAGCCGATATAACAAGTATGGCTAAAATTATGGCTAAGGATTTAGATGTTGCAGTAATATTGCTTTCTCAGCTATCAAGAGCTGTGGAGCAGAGAGCAGACAAAATACCTATGCTTTCAGATTTGAGAGAGTCAGGGACCATAGAGCAGGATGCAGACTTAGTAATGCTCTTATACAGGGATGAATATTACAACCTAGAAACTGAAAAGAAAAACATACTTGAAGTAATAATTGCTAAGCAAAGGGATGGGAAAACAGGCACTATAGAATTTTCTTATAAGCCTGAGTACCAGTTAGTTACTGATAAGCCACTAATGACTTATGCCGGGAGCTATGATCCTAAAATATTTAAGGAATAAAGGAGATAGAAAATGGACAGATGGGGAGTTTACGAAGCTTTAAAAAGCAATGAGAAAGCAGATGTTATTGAAATAGAAAATACTTCTGCTGAGGAAGTAAAAGAAGGAGTAATAGAGTATCTGTTAACTAGAAGCAAAAATGATAATAAAAGTATAGATGAGTTGAGGAATGAGCTCCAGAAGAATATTGACTGGTTTGGACCACTGCATCCAAAGACTTTAGAATGCAGCCAAGAACTTGATAAAGTCGTTGAAGTTGAACAGCTAAAGCTTGAAGTAGTATATTTCATGAAACGCTGTAGACAAGCTGAGAAGCTACTAGAAGAAAATAATGCATTTTGCCCAGTACTTCAAAAAAATGAAATAGCAGAATTTCTAAAGAGTTAGGAGTCTGATTCAAGTGGATAAATACAAAGAATTTACTAATCACAGAATTAGACTTAGATTCTTCATATCGAGAGACATTAGAAATTTTGAAGGAAAAAGAATTAAGACAGTAGGGATTGAAGAATTCCAAACTGCTAAGGGTAACATAGAATCTCCTCTTTGGTACGAACAGACATATAAGTTGGTTGAAAAATATAATGAGATTCAAATATTTGAAGATCTTAAAAAGTACATTAAATTGCATTGTGCTTGGTTAAAAGAAGCAGGAGAAGAACAAATAACCAAGTATGCTCTTGAACTCCATATAGCACGGATATTTGAAAATCCAGAATGGGTAGGATATGAAGAGTTTAAGAGAAGAAATCAAAAATCAGAGCAGCTAAGTTTGTTCTAGGGCTCAATTTAGAGTAAGGGGATGAGGGAATGAAGCAGATTAGTCTGTTAGATGAAATTATAGTAGACAACTTTGCAGGTGGCGGCGGCGCTAGTACTGGCATAGAGTTAGCAATAGGTCATTCTGTTGATATTGCAATCAATCATGATCCAGCAGCAATAGCAATGCATAAAGTTAATCATCCGCAAACAGAACATTATTGTGAATCGGTGTGGGAAGTAGATCCTGTTAAAGCTGTTAGAGGAAGAGCTGTAGGGCTAGCTTGGTTTAGTCCAGACTGCAAGCATTTTAGCAGAGCAAAAGGGAAAACACCAGTTAATAAAAACATAAGAGGACTGGCTTGGGTAGCTGCAAAATGGGCAGGAAAAGTTAAGCCTAGAGTTATTATGCTTGAAAATGTTAAAGAGTTTCAGACCTGGGGACCATTATTAAAAAATAAAGATGGTGATTACTATCCTAATCCTAAAAAGAAGGGAAAGACTTTTAGAAAGTTTGTTAAGCATCTTAGAAAACTTGGATATGAAGTAGAATGGCGAGAACTTAAGGCATGTGACTACGGAGCACCAACAATAAGGGAAAGATTCTTTCTAGTTGCAAGATGTGATGGTAATCCGATAGTATGGCCAAAGCCGACCCATGGTGATCCAAATAGTGATGAGGTAAAGTCAGGCAAGCTAAAGCCATGGAAAACTGCAGCAGGAATAATTGACTGGAATATTCCATGCCCTAGTATATTTGATAGGTCAAAGCCACTTGCTGAAAATACACTAAAAAGAATAGCAAAAGGACTTCAAAAGTTTGTGTTAGATAATCCTAATCCTTTTATAGCTAGGATAGGTCAGACTGGCTTTGGTGGAGACAGATTGCAATATCCTTTAGATAAACCATTAACTACGATAACAACTAAAGCTGAACACTTATTAGTAACACCATTTCTAACAAGTTATCATTCAGAAACAAATGAAAATGAAGTAAGGGGATTAAGCATAAATGAGCCAATTCACACTTTGGATACTTCAAATAGGTTTGGATTAGTAACAGCATTTATATCAACTCAATTTAAAAGTTCTATTGGACATGGAGCAGATAAACCTTTAGCAACTGTTACTACAGTAAATAAAAATGCACTCGTCACAGCTTTTTTACTCAAATATTATGGTGCAGACATCGGCCAGGATTGCAGTGAACCACTTCATACTATTACAACAAAAGATAGGTTTGGACTTGTAACAATTAAGGGCCAAGACTACCAGATAGTTGATATAGGGATGAGAATGCTGCAACCACATGAATTATTTAAAGCTCAAGGGTTTCCAAATAATTATATTATAGAACGTGACTTTACTGGCAAACCGTATCCGAAGACAGCACAAGTGGCACGTTGCGGCAATGCTGTACCTCCACCATTTGCAGAAGCATTAGTTAGGGCTAATCTTCCAGAATTATGTGAAGGTAACGGAAGGGTTAGGCAGGTAGGATAAGACGGAATTTGAATATATTGCCAACTAATTAATAGACATAGATCTTTGAAAATTGAATAGTACGGTATTTAAAACCTATATACAAATTATAGCGTGTTTAGTGTATAATTGGATTATGTGAGTTAGTTGGCTATTAAACTACTCGATAAATTAGAATTTTTACTGATATGATTGGAGAATTGCTTATGGATAATTATATGACTTTCATGATAATCTTGTATATTTTATTTTTGATAGGTGTCATTATACTTACGATATTAAAAAAGCGAAAGATAAATAAACAAATAGATGATTTGGCGAATAATGTAAGTGAAATGACACCAGAAGAATTCATGAAAATGAGGAACACTTCATTTGGTGGTAGAGGGCGCCCTTCTCATGCATTGACTCGGAACTTTGCTGGGGTATATATCTTATATAATAGCTCGAAAAATATGTACTATGTTGGGCAAGGTAAACAGGTTTTAAACAGGGTAAATGATCATTTTACAGGAAAAGGGAATGGAGATGTATATGCAGACTATAAATATGGAGATATATTTTCTATAAAAATGATTGCATTAGAAAACAGTGGCTTTAATTCTTTGAATCAATTAGAACGCAATACAATAGCTAGATATAACGCTTTTTCTAATGGGTATAATAAAACTCGTGGAAATCTACATTAATGGTGATACTATCATAGCGACAAATTTTAGTGTATCGAATAAATTAAATATTAAACTTGTAAAAATACCGTATTATTCAAAACAGTGAATATACGGTATTTTTTAGTGCTCAATTCAAAGATATGGCGACCTAAGGAGGCATTATGAAAAAGAAATATAAGCTTTTGGTGGAGAATAAGAGATTTAAGTACTATGTTTCTGATGATGGCATGTTAGCTAGAGAAAGTAAAAATAAATTTATGGTGCTTGGATATATTGAAGACAACATGAATTTATATAAGAGATTGTGTGAAAATCTATAAAAATAAATGAGAGCTGCTGAGGTACAAGCCTCCAGTTCCCTAAAAAGGAGATAAATTATGACTTTAAGTTATGTGGAGCAGTACATAACAGCTAACATCAAAATAAATGCAGCAAATGATAAACAGAAAATGAAGCTTACAAAACAAATAATTAAGCTTGGGGAATGGGCCCAGGAAGATTTAAGGAGGATGAAAGATGGAAATAAAAGAGCTAGTTAAATTAGCACATGAGAATGCAGTCAATAAGGGGTTTTGGAACACAGAGTTAAATGTAATAAGAAAAGTAAGAAAAAATAAAGAATTTACGGATAATGAGCTTCAGGCGGTAATGAATGCCTTTAGAAATCAGAGATTGCTGCTAGTTGTTTCAGAGTTGGTAGAAGCTATGGAAGCTCTAAGACATAATGACTGGCTGAACTATAAAGAAGAACTTGCTGATGTCATGATTAGGATGGGAGATCTAGCAGGCGGAGAAGATATAAGGCTTCATAATGAAATTGCGACTAAAATGCAGCGTAACAAAGAGAGAGAATATCTCCACGGTAAGGAATTTTAAAAAAGGAGATGGATGTCATGAAATCAAGTATACCTTTAGAAGAAATTAAAGCTCTTAGAGATAAAGGTATGAGTTATGGTCAAATTGCTATTAAATATGGGGTTACAAGCCAATGCATCCAACAAAGATTAGCATATAGAAAGGGCCAATATAAAAAAAGAATAGGCTATAAGGAAGAGAATACTAAGTTAAAAGAGGAATTGAAAGTTAAAGATGCACAGATTATACATCTTGAAACAGAACTAAGAAAATATAAAACCTTGCCTAAGTAAGTGTATATGTATGTTTATAATGTGGACAAGTTTATAAACAAAAATATAAACTAAGGAGATAGGGGTATCTTAGAGAGTTATGAAAATATTATTATGTTTATTGTGGCAGTAGTGAGCTTGATAACTGCTTTATATTGCTACTCAAAAAATAATGAGAATTTAAACGCTAAGATAGTTAAGTCTGGGAAGTTTGGTTGCAGATATAATGAGCAGAGCGGATGTTATGGAACTTGTTGCAGCGTATGCGGACTTAATAAAGAATGTCAAAAGTTATGTGGAGCAGATCCACGATACTGCGGAGGAATGTGTAAGGAGGACTAGCGGATGAAAGATTATTTGAGAGATTATGCTACTGCTGCTTTTAGATTTTATGCTAAGAATGGCAAGTCAGCTGAAAAATTTAAACAGAAAATCTATATAGAAACACTTGAAGAGATAAAGAAAAAAGAAGCAAAAGTTAAAGATGGAATATCCAAGCCAACTGAAGCTGCTATCATAGCTGCAGAAAATGCAGTAATGGAGAGAATATCAGAAGTTCAAGACATGGAGGCAGTTGATAAGGTGCTGGCTGAGCTAGATGCCAGACACATGCCTTATATAATTAGTGCTATAGAAATTGTCTACTTTGAAGAACCAACAAAAGAGCTTTTATCCGGCGATATAAAAGATAGAGTTACGAAGGCAAGTATTAAAAATTATACTACGGATAGATCCGTGTATACCTGGTTAAAAAAAGCTAGAGACTTATTTGCATTACATAGGGGATTAAGGCTGTAGAGTTTATGACAATGTTACCTCAATGATATACTTCAAAATTGAAGTAACATGAGAATATGCCGACTTAAATTTCAAAATTAAATTACGAACAATGTTCTTTGAAAACTGAATAATACGGTATAATAAAATAACACTATTGAATTATTTAAAGCATGATATAATTTATATGTGATAAGAACATTTTAATGTCACTAATTCTTCAAGTGAGAGAAAAAATAGCTAATGGGGGGAGTATATTGTCATACAAAATTGAAGAAAAGTTTAACTTCTTGATAAACGATATACAAGCTAAAAGTAAAATAATGAATGAAGCAAATAAAAAAGCTGCTAATAAGAGAAAAGTAATATCAATAATTCAGATAATATTAGCGACTATCACTACCATTTTACTTGGCTTAAAATTAGGGGAAATAGGACAATCTATCGCACTAATTGTTAGTGCGATATCAACGGGATTGACATCATGGTATAATATCCAGGAAGTAGGCAAAAGGATGAACTATGTAGCTAACTATGCCTTTAGACTAAGTAATTTAGCTCATGAAATTATATTCTATACAATAAACAATGATTCATTAGTAGAAGAAGATCTCTTAAAGTATACCAAAATGTATGTTGATTTAAGAAATCAATTTGGTGAAGAAGTTGGGGATTTACTTAAAGGAGAGCATAAAAAAAAAGAACTTGAAGTCAAATAATTTAATGATAAATTAGTGAAATACCGTATTATTCAGAAATGAATTTTACGGTATTTTTACGTCGCAATTCAAATACATGGAGAAGGAGTGATTTAGTTGAAATATAAGTGGGACAGTATGACAGAGGAACAAAAAATAAAGGCAGCACAAGAGGAGGTGAATCTTGAAACTCATAATGGAACTACAAAAGATGATTTGTTAAATATATTAAAGTGGTTATGGGATAAGTTTGAAGTCGTAAGAGAATAAATTAAAGATAGTAGCTATGAGAATATGAAGAACGGAGGGATTTAATGATTAAAACTCATCCAAAAAGTAAAATAGTACAATTTCATCATACTTCAATTTATGCAAAAAAATTAATAGGAACATCTGAAACTAGTGATCATATAGTTTTGCAACTCGAAGTTGTATCACACCAAGAGTATGATTTTATAGCTAAAATAGTTAGTATAGTTGATTATGAGAAGGAAAACAAATAGACTAAATTCAATAAATAAGTATAAAAGTCTTCAGTAATAAGGGTATAACAAGTGATATAATGTATATAGTTAATATATTGCAAAGTACAGAGCTGACATGACAGTATCTGTGCATATTCGATTGTGTTGCTGGCAGGGACTGCGACTGTGTGGCAACGGTACTAAGAAACACCCTATTAATCTAAATAGGGTGTTTTATTTTAAAAATATATCGACAATAGCAGGAAACCTCCTTTTTGTATAGAAGTTATTATATGGAAGGAGGTGGATAAGTATGATTATGAAAGATACTAAAACATTAACTAAAGAAGCATATAATGAATTAGTAAATGAATTAAATGCTGAGATAAATGCCAAGAAAGCTGAATATGATAAACTTGAAATCAAAAGATTAAAAAAGTACATTCAGAATGAAGTAGCGTTTTGTATGGGTGGCGAAGAGGATCGAAAAGGATATCAAATTATTGCTGATGAAGTTTACGAGAAAATTAATATTATCGTAAGCGAGGTTAAAAAGCTTGAATACAAGCTTGCAAATCTTGAGGAATATGGTGCAAGATATATTTTGAAAGAAAAGAGCTCTTAAGTGGGCTCTTTTTTATATTATGAAGATAAAAGAAGGTGAAAACATGCTAAATATGTATACAAGCTATAAATGCAGCAAATGTAAGTTAGAATTTATACTGTTAACTGAAGATTTAAGTAAAGTTAGTAAGGATAGATATTTAGTATGTCCTTACTGTTCTAGTAAAAATATATCAAAAGAAAAGGCTACAGATGATCTGAGGCAGTGTATGAAAGAAAAGAGCTATAGAAGAGTTAATGGAGCTCTGAGGCAGGTGAGACATGATTGAAAAAGAAAAAGCCTGCTAAGCCTATAAAAGATTTAAGCTTAATTTTTGATATTCAGGACTATTTAAGATATAAGAACGAAAGAAATTATATGCTGTTTTTGATTGGAATAAGTACAGGCTATAGAGCTGGAGACTTAGTAAAGTTAAAAGTAAGAGATATTAAAGACGCATTGAGGGAAGGGTATTTTATTATTCTTGAGGGTAAAAAAGTAAACTCTAAGAATATTAAAAAAGAAAACATGAAGCCAAGAGAAGTTCCGGTTCCAGATAAACTTAGGAAGATCCTTAAGGATTATATAAAGAATAAAAAGGATTATGAGTATCTCTTCCAGAGCAGAAAAGGCTCTAATAGTCCAATAAAAGTAAGTCGAGTTTCTGCAATACTTGATGAAGCTGGTAAGAATTTTGGACTAACTAATATTACAGCTCATAGCATGAGAAAAACTTATGCTTATAAAATATATATAGAAAGTGACAAGAATATTGATGCAGTAAAAGAAATGTTAGGACATGCAAGTAGAGAAATTACCCAAAGATATCTTGGTTTAGATAGAGAATTGTTTGACCAATACAGTTCTAAACTTAATGATTTCTTTAGGTAATTTTATTTTTTAGAGTGTGAATGTTTTATTTTAAGAAACATGCCTATTCAAGGGTAAAATTTTAAGTGCATATATTAGTAGAAATGTTCTGATATGAAAGAGTGATTCTATATATAAATGATCCATTCAATGTAAAAAAAATGAACGAATTTATGAATAACAATATTAATATTCGTGTAAAAAAACAAGATGTTTTTAATATTAATTATTTTAAACCTTACATTATTGTGGTATAATTTTAGCAGTATTTGAAGTTTTTAGTAATAGTTTTTGTAAATATATGTATTAATATCTAGGTATATGTAGACTTTGAAGTAAAAATTTACAGAGACTATTTGAATTTGTAGGGAATTAGGGGAGGAATAAAATGCTCATTGATATTTTAAGTAAAAACTGGGCTGGAACTGTTATTGGGTTAATAACTTTTTTTATAGGCACTATAGTTAGTTATTATTTTTATAGGAAGTCACAGACTATAGCTAAGCCAGCATATCAAACAGATTTCATTAGAATAATTGATTTAGATAATAAAATTGACCTGGATTCTATTGAAATTAAATACAGGGGAAATAAAGTATGCAGATTAACAAAATCTTATTTGATTTTCTGGAATGATGGAACTAAAACAATAGATGGCAAGGATATAGTTGAAAAGGAAAGATTGAGAATTGTATTTAATAGTGATGATGGAGAAATACTGTATGCTAAAGTTATTAAAGTAACTAGGGAAGTGAATGATTTTAAAATCGAAATAAATAATATAAAAAGAAATGAGGCAATAATTAATTTTGATTATCTTGATCCTTCTGATGGAGCTGTAATTGAAATATTACATACATTTAAGAAGTCAAAGATGAAAGTTGAAGGGGTTATTAAGGGAATTCCAGAAGGCATTAAACATTTTGGACAAGTTATGGGCTTGTTTGTTGCAAAAGATGAACTTAAAGGTTATTACAAAATCTCTAGAATAGCCAGTTCTAAGTTTATCTTTGTTATATATATATGCATAGGATTATTATTTATATATTTGGGATTAAATTATGAAAAGTTACCAAAGTGGATTACTGAAACTAATGAAACCGCCAATAAATGGACGGCTATTATAATGGGGATTACATTTATATTACCAGCAACTTTTCTTCACTTTACGTATCCAAGGCGGAAGTTTCCAGCACAGTTAAATCTAAACGAAAAAGAATAAAATAAAAAGGAATGTATTTCTTAAAATAATACATTCCTTTTTATTTTAGATGAAAGGTTGAGATGAATGAAGAGTTGGGCGGAAAAGTTTTATAAAAGTAAAGCATGGAAGGAGTGTAGAGAATCTTATATAACCATCGTACATGGCCTATGCGAGCGGTGTGGTCAACCTGGAAAGATAGTGCATCATAAAGAAATACTTATACCGGAGAATATAAATGATCCTTATGTATCTTTTAATTGGGATAAGCTAGAGTACTTATGCCAAGACTGTCACAACAAGGAGCATCATGCATGTAAAGATAAGATAACTAGAGATGGATTAGTGTTCAATAAATATGGAGAGTTAGTAGAGTCCACCCTATAAAATACTTGTGTTTTGTAGACTAAAGGACCGAGTGGGGACAATCAAAAAACGCACAGGTCAAAATTGAAGGGGGGTGTAGTTAGTAGAGTGAGGTGAAAAAGGTGAACAATAAAAATCAAAGATATGAAGAGATAGCGAAACAACAAGAAATTAAGAAAGAGATAGCAAAACTTAACAAGCTTTTCAAGGATATAGAACCTAAGAAAAAAAAGGCTGTTCAATCTGTTGTTGAAAATGCTGCTTTCATGGCTGTCACTTTAAGAGAACTTCAAGAGTACCTTATTAAGAATGGTTTAACATGTGAATATCAAAATGGCGAGAATCAATTTGGAGTGAAGAAGTCTCCAGAGGTTGAAATTTATAATACTATGATTAAAAACTTTATATCAGCTATGAAGCAATTAACAGATATACTTCCCAAAGGAAGTAGTATTCCTGATGAGGATGAATTTGAAGCATTCGTGAAGAGCAAATGAAGAGTGCAACATTAAGAAAAATAATTTATGAAGAAGCCTACAATCCTATAATAAAGTATTGGGAGCAGATAGAAGCTAAGCAGGTTATTGTAAGTAATAAAGTCTATAAGACTTACAAACACATTGTTAGTATTATTAATGATCCTAATAGCAAATGGAAGTATGACAATAAGAAAGCAAATCATGCTATAGAGTTTGTAGAAAATTACTGCAAGCACTCCAAAGGTAAGATGGGTGGTAAACCATTTATTATGGAGTTGTGGCAGAAGGCATTAGTTGCTGTAACATTCGGTATTGTAAGTAAGTTAGATGGCACTAGAAAACACCATGAAGTGCTATTGATTGTTGCTAGAAAAAATGGTAAATCTACACTGGCTGCAGCTATCGGACTTTACATGCAGGTTGCTGATGGTGAGCCGGGTGCTGAAATATATGCAGTAGCAACAAAAAAAGACCAAGCTAAGATAATATGGTTAGAAGCTAAGAGAATGGTTAAAAAGTCAAAGTCTCTCTTAAAAAGGATAAAGCCTTTGGTTGGAGAGATGGTTAGTGATTTTAACGATTCTTTTTTTAAGCCTTTAGGTAGTGACTCAGACACCCTTGACGGATTAAATGTTCATGGAGCTTTACTTGATGAAATACACGCTTGGAATGATAAAAATTTATATGATGTTATTGTAGACGGTACTACAGCAAGAGAGCAGCCTTTGATATTTATAACAACTACAGCAGGGACTGTAAGAGAATCAGTTTATGATTTGAAATATGATGAAGCTGAAAGAGTTATAAATGGATATGATGACGCTGACGGATATCATGATGAACATTTCTTACCAATTATCTATGAGCTTGATAGTAGAGAAGAGTGGACAGATCCTGCATGTTGGCAAAAGGCTAATCCAGGACTAGGAACTATTAAGAAATTAGACCAGTTAGAAAACAAAGTTAAAAAAGCTTTAGCTGATAGCAAGCTTATTAAAAATCTTTTATGTAAAGACTTTAATATCAGAGAAACATCTTCTCAAGCTTGGCTAACATTTGAACAGTTGAACAATACAGGCACCTTTGATTTAGCAGTTTTGAAACCTAAGTATGGCATTGGAGGAGTTGACTTATCATCAACTACTGACTTGACTGCAGCAAAGGTTATTTTTATGGTTCCGGGAAGTAATAAGATACATGTATTGCAAATGTACTGGCTTCCAGAAGATTTGTTAGATATAAGAACTGCTGAGGACAAGATACCTTATGACATTTGGTACTCTCAAGGGTTATTAAGAGTTTGTGAGGGAAATAGTGTACACCCTAAATATGTTACAGAATGGTTCCTTGAGGTTATGAATGAATATGGTATTTATTTACCTTGGATAGGATATGACAGCTGGTCAGCAAAGTATTGGGTTGAAGAAATGAAAAATTATTTTGGAGCTGAGGCAATGGAGCCTGTCATTCAGGGGAAAAAGACTCTGAGTGCTCCAATGAAGCTTTTAGAAGCAGATTTATCAAGTAAGCTAATAGTTTACAATAACAATCCTATTGATAAATGGTGTTTAAGTAATACTGCAATTGAGACTGATAAGAATTTAAATATTCAGCCTTGTAAAACTAATAACCAACGTAGGCGTATAGATGGAACTGCAGCATTGCTTAATGCTTATGTAGTACTTGATAGACACAGGAATGATTATATGAATATGATTTAGAGAGGAGGTGAGAACTTGGGTTTATTTCAAAAGATATTTGGCGGGAAAAGTTCCCCTAAAGTTACCTCACGCTTTGAAATGATTACTGACTATGGCAATGGCTTTTATGTATGGGATGGTAATTTATATAAAAGTGATATTATACGAGGTGCAATAAGACCTAAAGCAAGAGCAATGGGAAAGCTTGTTCCTAAACATATATTAAAATATGGTGAGGTGTTTAAAGTTAATCCCCAGCCGTATATGAGATTCATTCTGGAAGAACCTAATCCATACATGACAATGCAGGTAATGATAGAAAAAGTTATTACTCAGCTTATGTTGAATAGCAATGCTTTTATCTATGTAAAGCGTGACGACTTAGGTTATGCTAATGAGTTATATCCACTTCCAGCAACTAGTGTTGAGCTAATAGAAGGCTCAGAGGGTGATTTGTATCTAAGATTCAATTTCCCTACTGGAAAGAGAATGACTGTACCATATACAGATGTTATACATCTCAGAAGAGATTTTAATGAAAGTGATTTCTTTGGGGATTCGCCTCACGAAACCCTTAGTAGCTTAATGCAAATAGTAACTACAACTGACCAAGGAATAGTAAAAGCCATTAAAAATTCCATGGTCATTAAGTGGCTCATGAAATTTAAGAGTGTGTTAAGGCCTGAGGATAGAGATATAGAAGTTAATAAGTTTGTAGATACCTTTTTAAGTATTGATAATGGTAAAGGTGTTGCAGCAACAGATCCTAAATATGATTTAGAGCAAATAAAAAATGAAAGCTATGTACCTAATGCGGCTCAAATGGATAGAACCGTACTTAGGTTATATAGCTTTTTTAATACTAATGAAAATATTATACAAAGTAAATTTGATGAAGATGAATGGAATGCTTATTATGAATCAGAAATTGAGCCTGATTCTAAGCAATTAAGCGGAGAGTTTACTCGAAGAATATTTAGTAAAAAAGAAAGAGGCTTTGGCAACTCAATCATTTTTGAAGCCAATAGTCTACAATATGCTTCTATGTCAACAAAGTTAAGTCTTGTACAGATGGTAGACAGAGGAGCTTTAACTCCAAATGAATGGAGAGAGGTAATGAATCTTGGACCAATCGAAGGAGGAGACAAGCCGCTTCGTAGGCTTGATACAGCTGTAGTAAATGATAAAGGTGACTTGGAAGGGGGTGAAAATATAGATGAAGGAGAAGGAAATTAGACAGCTAGCAACTGAAAAATTGGAAGTTAGAGCTGCACTTGAAGGCAGTAAGAGAACCATTGGCGGTTATGCTGTGAAATACAATACACCAACGCTTATGAGGGATAGATGGGGTGATGAATGGCTTGAGGAAATATCTTCAGGAGCATTTGACAAATCACTTCAAAATAGAAATCAAAAGTCACTTTGGAATCACGATACTTCAAAACCTTTGGGAAGCTGCAAAAGTGGCACCTTAAGATTCAACAGTGATATAACTGGACTAAACTATGATGTTGACCCTCCTAATAACTCTTGGGGCAATGATGCATACGAGAGCGTTAGTAGAGGAGATATAGATGGTTCCTCTTTTGGCTTTATATGTCTTAATGATGTTTGGTCAAAAGTTCAATATGAAGGTAGAGAAATTTACAAAAGAAGTATTGTTGAAGCAGAACTCTTTGAGGTAAGTCCTTGTACATTTCCAGCTTATGAAAGCTCTGAAATAAGTTGTAGAAGTTTAGAGAACTACAAGGAAGACCTTAAAAATCATGAGGAATTAAGAAAGAAATTATTAATTCAAACTTTATTTTAAAAAGGGGTGAAAATAGTGACTTTAGAAGAAATCAGAATCAGAAAAGTAGACTTGCAAAATACAATCAATGAGTTTCAGAGGAAAGCCAAACCTCTAGAAGATGAACTTAAAGAGTTAACTAAACTAGAATCTAAACTAGAAAAAGAACAAGAAAATAATAATTAGAAAGTGAAGGTGTTATCATGTATAAAACAGTACAAGAAATATTAGCAAGAAAAGCAGAGTTAAGAACAATGCTTGAGGACCCTAAAGCAGATTTAGGTGCAATAGAAAAAGAATTAAAAGAGTTAAATGAGCTACAAACTCAAATTGAGAAAAGAGAAAAGCTTAAAGCTGAAGCTGGCTTAATAAATAATGGTGGAGCAGGCGAAAAGAGAGAGGTCTTTATACCAGGAGTGAAAAAAGTTGAAGAAAGAGAAGAAGATAAATTCAACTCAGCTGAATATAGAAAAGCTTTCATGGAGTTCTGCAAGACTGGAACTATGTCAGAAGAATTAAGAGCTAATGCTCAAACTACTACTGGAGATGCAACTGCTGTTATTCCAACAACCATAATGAATGAAGTTATCAGAAAGATGACTACATATGGTCAAATATTCAGCAGAATCAGACTACTTAATGTTAAGGGTGGAGTCCAATTCCCAATATTATCACTTAAACCAACTGCTAACTGGATAAATGAAACAATTCCATCAGATAGACAAAAGGTTTCTGCAAATACAAGTGTATCCTTCAACTACTATGGACTTGAGTGCAAGGTTGCAGTATCATTACTTGCAGAAACTGTTACTCTAGATTCATTTGAAACAACTATAGCTACATTAATAGTAGAGGCTATGGTAAAGGCTATCGATGTTGCTGTAATAAAGGGAACTGGTTCAGGACAACCTCTTGGAATTGCAGTAGATTCAAGAGTACCTGCTGGACAAATTATAACTCTATCAGCTGTTGATTTTGTTAAGTATGATGGATGGAAGAAGAAAGTATTTGCTAAAATACCTCTAGCTTATAGAGCTGGTGGTTCATGGATAATGGCTGCTGGAACTTTTGAAGGTTATATTGATGGCATGGTAGATACTACTGGACAGCCAATAGGAAGAATAAATTATGGAATTACCGAAGGACCTCAAGAAAGGTTTGGCGGTAGAGAAGTAATGTTGGTTGAAGACGATGTTGTAACACCATACGATGCAGCTGCAGTTGGAGATATAGTTGCTATTTTTGCAAACTTAAAAGACTATGGTATTAACTCCAACATGCAAATGCAAATGTTCAGATGGTTAGATCACGATACTAACCAATGGGTAGACAAAGCTATACTTATAGCTGATGGTAAACTCATAGATCCTAATGGTGTAATAATCGTTAAGAAAGGTGCTTAATTAACTTAAGGGAGGATTATTCCTCCCTTTTAAGGATGTGATAAAGTGCTAGAGGATGTTAAAAGTACATTAAGGATTAGAAATAATGCATTAGATACTGAAGTGACAGATTTAATAGCAGCTTGTAAAGCAGATTTAAAGCTTGCAGGTATTAATCAAATTACAGATACTGATCCTTTGATAAAGAGAGCTGTTACTCTATATTGTAAGGCTGAATTAGATATTAATAATGCTGATAGGTATAAAGCCTCCTATCAATCTTTAAAAATATCTCTTAGCCTAGCAGGTGATTATAATGCCGTGGTGTGATATTGTTTATCTAATAAACTTGGTTGATGAGGAGAATGAGTTAGGAGATCCTATAAAAGTGCTTATAAAAAATGACTTTATTTTCGCAAATAAGAAGTCAGTAAGGCAAAGTGAATTCTATCAAGCGGCTGCAGTTGGATTAAAGCCAGAGATAACCTTCGAAATTCATCCATATGAATACAATGGAGAATGCATGCTTGAATACAACGGTAAGACCTATAACGTTATACGGACCTATGAAGTTACTGGCGAGGTTATGGAGCTTATATGCCAAGGAGTGGTCAATAATGCCACTACCTAAGTCAGTTATTAAAGTTAATAAAAAAGGTATTCAGTACGTCTCTAGTGTAGATAGAACTAAGTATTTAATCACTGAGCTTAGCAGAGCAGCACTACGAGATGTTGCTAGATTTCTTAAATATAAGATAAGGGAAGAGTTTAATAAACTACCAGGTATGAGAAAGCAGTCTAAAAGGTTTAAAGCCGCTTATCAGCATTGGCTTAGAAGAATTGAAGGAGATTTGCAGATAGGCATAAAACATAATACATGGTATGGCGTGCACCAAGAACTTGGTACTAAGAACCAGCCTAAAAGAGATATACTCAGAAAAACAGTAATGAATAATATAGCTGATTTGAGAAGAATTGAAGGACAATACTTGAGTGCAATTGAGGATGAAAACCGAGCCTTAGGATTAATAAATGAGGAGGAAGAGCAAGAGTGATAGAAACAAGGAAAGCAGTTAGTACATTTTTAAAAACAATACATCCAAGAGTATATTTTCAAAGTGCTCCAGAAGATGCTGTATTTCCGTATATCGTATATGACCTTCCAAGCTCATTTGATGATGGGGAAGGTGGAGAAACCGTAACTCTTGATATTGATGGTTGGGATTGCAATAATACCAGAGATACTACAGTAATTGAAAACTTAATGCAAGCTATAAACTCTATAAATAAAAATGTACTAACAACTGATAATATATCGGTTGTTTTTTATTTAGAAAACAAAATACCTTTAACGGATGATGATAAGCGTATTAAAAGAAGAAAGTATACCTATAGTGGGAAGCTATTTAGGAGGGGAATAACATGGTAAAACAACAGCAACTAGAAAATATACAAATAGATTATGGCGTTGTTTATAATAATTATGGCGAAACTGATACTAAACAAATTGGACCTTCAAGAGGTGGAGGAGAATTTAAAGCAACAGCCAGTATTAGAGATATTGAATATGATGGAGCTAAAGGCAAAACAAAAGGGATGCAGGTAGTTGACAGCGTTGATGCTGTACTATCAGTTACAATATTAGATACATCATTAGAGGCCATGGCTTTAGCTATGCCCTGGGCAACTTATGACTCAGTAGGAAAAACACTTACTTGTGATAAAGCAAGCATCGGTGTCATTACAACATCGAAATACTTAAAAAATACTACAATGTTTTGCAAGACAGCTAAAGGGGAATACAGAAAAATAACTTTATTCAATACACTGGCGGAAAACGAGTTTTCTTTAGCTGCTAAGCCTAAGGCAGAAGGTGAAATAGCATTAGAGATATATGCTCATTGGGATGATGTAGAAGGCGCTACTATAGATGATTTGTTCAAAGTTGAGACAGTAGCTACAATAGCTTAAAAGGTGGGAGAAATCTCACCTTTATTTTTAAGGAGGTAAATAATATGCTTACTACTGAAAAAGTATTCGATATGCTGCCTAGTGTAGTAGATATCTATGAAAAGCTTGATTTAGACAGCTATAGAAAGAAGATAGCTAATGAGAGTAAAGGCGAAACTGTAGATAAAAATCAAGTAGGAATAGATGCTTTTAAATATATTCTAAAGAACTCAGGTAAGGTTAAAGAAGAAGTGTTTGAAATCGTTGCAATCTTTCAAGAAAAATCAGTTGAAGAAATTAAGGTTCAAAGCTTTTCTGAGACTATAAACAGCTTTAAAGAGATATTCTCGAATAAAGAAGCAATGAGTTTTTTCAAACAAGCTGTACAATAGGATATTCAAAATCTTTAAGACTATTGTATAGCAATTACGGAATTACCGGGAACTCAAATATCAAATTCAATAAATTAACAAAGCTTCTTATGGATGCGCAGGATAACGATGAAGAAAAACGTATTTGGCAGCTATGGGCGTCAGTTTATCCATATATGAGTAAAGAAAACTTCGTTGATTATAGTGAATTTAAGAATAAGCATCTTAGAAAAGATTATAGTGAAAAGTCTTATGAAGAAATAGAAGCTGAAATGAATAAGGTTATTGAGGCATATGAGAGGCAGGTGAAATAGATGGAGATATTCAGGCTGTTCGGCTCCATCTTGGTTAATAATGATGAAGCAAATGCAAGTATTGATAAGACAGATAAAAAAGCAGTAGGTGTAGCAGAAAAGTTTAGTAATGGAATAAAAACTGCTGCTAAGTGGGGAGCTGGAATAGTAACAGCAGCAGGGACTGCAGGAGCTGGACTAATTGCTTTGGCAGATAAAACGGCCGAGAGTGCAAAGGAAATTGACAATATGTCAAAGCGTTCAGGAATTGCAGCTAAAACTCTTCAGGAGTGGAAATATGCAGCAAGTCAAACAGGGATTGAATTTGATGCCTTTAATGATGGTGTGGAAAACTTAGCAGGTGTAATTGGCGATGTGCTTGATGGCTCAGAGGATAAGGTTAAGATATTCTCAGATTTAGGTATAAGCGTTAATGATGCAAATGGAAAGTTAAGAAACTCAGGAGATATATACCGGGACTTAATTATGAAACTTGCGGATATGGATGACAAAACACAAAGAAATGTTATTGGTTCTAAGTTATTTGGAGACAGTTTCTTAAAGCTAACACCATTCTTAGATCAAGGAAGTAAAGGAATTAACGAACTATCCAATAAAGCTAATGAGTTGGGTCTAGTTATGAGTGATAGTGGCATCAAAGCAAATGTGCAGTTTGGCAATTCGATGAGTACTGTTAAAGAAAAAGCTGGAGCTGTTATTTCTCAAATAGGTACTGAATTACTTCCAATAGTTCAACAAATGCTAAACTGGGTAATGACTAACATGCCAACAATACAAGCAGTTGGGGAAACAACGTTTAATTTCTTAGGGAAAGCAATTAAATTTGTTATAGATAATTCTGACTGGCTAATACCTGTACTTGGTGGATTACTCGGAGCTATATTAGCATTAAATGTAATTAGCACTGTTACAGGTCTAATAAATGCTTGGAAAGCTAGCACATTTGCCACTACACTTGCTCAACAAGGATTAAATGCAGTATTAAAAGCTAATCCTATAGGCCTGGTTGTCACTGCAATTGGGTTATTAGTCACTGCAGGAGTGCTGTTATATAAAAATTGGGATACTGTGAAAGCAAAGGCTATGGATGTCTTTGGTGCTATTAAAAACTTTATAAGTCCAATAGTTGAAGGCATAGAAAATGCATTTAAGAGCATGGTTAATGGAGTTATCAAAGGCTTGAATTTCATGATTAGAGGCTTAAATAAGTTGCATTTTGATGTGCCAGACTGGGTACCACTTATAGGCGGTGGAAGCTTTGGATTCAATATCAGAGAGATACCAAGCTTTGCAGTTGGAACAAGATACTTACCTAAAGATATGCTTATACAGGCCCATGAAGGTGAAATGATTGTACCAAAGAGTGAAAATCCTTATGCCAATAGTGGAGGAAGCATTCTTGGCAAAGCTCAAATTCATATAGAAAATATGATAGTGCAAGATAAAGGCGACGAAGAAAGAAACCTAGCGCAGTTGCAATTCTTAGCAGCGTTATAAGGAGGTGCACTATGAAAACTAATTACTTGTATTTAGACAACTTGAACTTAATTGATGGTGATTATTTTTGCTGGGTTAGTAACTTCTTTGATGCTGACAGAGACATAAAAACTAATGAAACATATAACAATGGAACAACTTTCAATCGCAGCAAAACTAAAGAAAGGAAGTTTCTTCTTAATGGTCTGATAAAAAGTAGAGCTGCAGTTAATGAATTAAGACAAAAATTATTTAATGGAGAACTTAAAAAACTTACAGTAGGAACTAAAGATATGCCTACTGTTTTTGTTATGTGTGATTTACTAAACTTTGCAGAAGATAATAAGGTTCCTGGGAAAATATCTTGTCAGATGGTCGCGCCGGATCCATTTCTTTATGAACTTGAAGAAAGAGAAATAAACCTAGGAGCTGTAAGTAACAATGGACTAAGTTTTCCACTTACTTTCCCTATTTCCTTTGGTTCTATAACTGGAGGTCAGGGTACTATTGCAAATATAGGCAATGTAATATCATATCCTATTATAACCATAGTTGGCACATGCAGTGATTTAGCTATTACAAATGAAACAACAGGCGAAAGCATGAATATAAATATTGGCCTACTTGATACTGATACTTTAATAATTGACAATAGGCCTAATACTAGAGGAATTTACCTTAATGGTACAAAAAGAATGGATTTAAAAAGCGGTATATGGCTTAGTTGTCCTCCAGGTGACAATATTTATATCTTCCAACGAAATTCATTGGAAACCAAGCAACATTGCACTATAGAGCTACAAAGTAGGTGGATATAGTTGAAGTACTTAAAAATATTTGATAGATTTCACAATGTATTAGATGAGATATACGAGTTTAGTGGATTAAAATATACGTGGACTTTGAACGGTCTTGGAAAAACTGAATTCAGTGTAGGTCTTGAGAGTGAAAAATGTACACCTAAGAGCTTTGAGTTTAGAAACCACATTGAAGTGTGGGAAGGTGAAAAGTGTATATGGGGAGGTATATTAGTTGCTAGAAACTTTCAAGGAACCAAGCTAGGAGTTTGTTGTTTCGGTTATCTTTCTCTTTTTAAGTGGAGAAGACTTAGAGCTAAGACTTATAATACTTTAGAGTATGGCATACTGTTGCAAGAGATGATAAATGATGTAAATGCTATATATGGAACAGGGGTAAACATTGGAACTATTCAAGCAGGAGCTCTCAAAACACAGAGAAAAGTAGAAGATAATGATATGCTCTTGGATAAAATCCAGGAATATATACAAGATGCAAATTATGATATAGATGTTGATGTAAATAGACAGTTTAACTTTTATCTCTCAAAAGGAACTGTCAAAAGCCAATATCAGCTTGAGTATGGAGGAGATGCAGATAATATTCTTCTAGACCCTGGGCTATCACAAGACATTCAAAATATGACCAATAGTGTTTATTCCAGTATAGAAACTGATGGAGTAAGCTATACATTCACTGCTCAGGACAGCACCTCACAAGATGTATATGGACTCATGGAAGGGACATTTAGTGCTAATAGTGGAATAGTCCTGCAAAGCACTTTAGACAACTACACGCAGGGAGAATTGCAAAGAAGGGCATATCCTCCTAATAGTATAAGTTTGAAAATAAAGGATAGTACATTATGCCCATATGATGACATTGAAATTGGAGATAGTATTCCTGTGAGCTTGGTGCCTTACTGGAGTTTCAAGGACACTCTTAGAATATTAGAAATGACTCATAATGAAGATGATGGCACAAGGGATGTAGTTGTCGGACAAACCTTATATAGGCCCCAACCTCCTCAAATAAAAATTTATAGAAAGTAGGTGATTACATTGGCAATTAAAATAAATTTTTTAGATGGCCTATCTTATTTACCTCAAGACCTAATTAATCAAATGAAGAGCTTACTTAATGATGGAGTATACAGCGTTTCCGGTGGAGCTCTTAATGTACTAGCACATTCTCCAGCCAATCTGTCGGTAGATGTTCAGATAGGCTCAGCACAATTAAAAGGATACTATATTAATTCCGATACTATAGTAAATGTAGCTATAGCTGCAAACACTTCAGGCTATAACAGGATAGATATTATAGTGTTAGAAATAAACACAACTACAAAAGCGACTACGTTTAAAGCTGTTCAAGGTACTCCAAGTAGCTCTCCAACTGCTCCATTACCAACCAATACTTCAACTATCATGCAGTTTAAACTGGCTGAAGTATATGTAGGAAATAATGTTAGTGTAATTAATCAAGTTAATATAACCGACAAGCGTATTAATGTAGATCTATTTGGTGCACAATTGGCAGAAAAGGCGAATAGAACGCAAGAAAATTGGATTGCACCAATACTTTTAAATGGTTGGTCTAACATGGGTGCTCCAAATGCGGTTGCAGGTTATATGAAGAGTACATTAGGTTTTGTGCACATAAAAGCAGTGCTAAAAAACGGTGTTACTGCTGACAGCACAATAATATTTACCTTACCAGTCGGATATAGACCATCAGAATATATCTACAGCGTTGTTACTTACAACAATGGTACAACTGACGCTCTAGCATTAATTGCTATAGCTCCTAACGGAAATATAACTTTATCAGGTGTAAAAGCAAATAATACTTTAGTAATTAGTACAATTATATTTAAAGCGGAACAATAATAGGAGGAATGCCATGGAAAAGTTAGAAACAGAATTCGGAATATTTACAAATAATGAGGTAACAGGACAAACAGCACAAGAGGTATACCAAGAATGGCTTGCAAACAAAGACAAACTTAAAGAGCCAAGTTTAGAGGAAAGGAACCGAGCAGATATTGATTATATTGCTATTATGATGGGGGTTGAGTTGTAATGTACGAGAAGATTAAAGGTTATTATGACAATGGTCTTTGGAACATAGACAGGGTTTGGAATGTGGTAGGTAAGGTAATTACAAAAGAAGAATACTTTACTATAACAGGATTTGTATATCCTTCAAAGTCTGAAAGTGCAACGGAATAGGAAAATAAAACGTTCTTGAGAGTAGAAAACCCTGCTCTCTTTTTTATTATTAATTCTGAAAAGGTAGGTGTGATATGAAAGAATGGCTTATTAAGTATTGGCTTCAAGTTATATTTGGAGCTATTCTTACCGGGATAGCTTGGTGCCTTAGGATTATGTCCACTAAACTAAAGAGAAAATTAAGTGAACAAGAAGCAATTAAATTAGGTATACAAGCGTTATTAAGAGATAGATTGATTCAAAGCTATAATCACTACATAGAGAAAGGCTTTTGTCCTATCTATGCTCTAGAAAATATTAATGCCTTGTATACTCAGTACCATGCCTTAGGTGGTAATGGGACTGTCACAGAAATATTAGTAAAACTAAAAGCCTTACCAACAGAAATTCAAATTTAAAGGAGGATTTTTCATGTTAAACAACAAAGGACTAGTAGAACATGCAAGAAAGGCTTTATCTGAAAAATGGGGCTATGTATGGGGGACTTTTGGAAAAGTACTAACTGAAGCTTTGTACAAAGCAAAGTTAAAGCAGTACCCTAGCGTTAAAAACTTTGATAGCTTTATTAGGAGACATTGGCTTGGCAGAAAGACTGCTGACTGTGTAGGACTCATAAAATCTTATTATTGGTTAGAAAATGGTGATTTAAATTACAATAGCAGCAGTGATGTAAGTGCAGATGGAATGTATAATAGAGCTACTGAAAAAGGATCTATAAGCACTCTACCGGAAATACCAGGATTAATCCTTTGGAAGAAAGGACATGTAGGTATCTACATAGGAAATGGACAGGTAATTGAAAGTCATGGAACCAAGTATGGGGTAATACAAACACCACTGAAAGGAAAAGGAGCAACCGCCTGGACTCATTGGATGAAGTGCCCGTTCATTACTTATGTAGTAGAACAACCAAGTCCTGTTACTCCACAAAAAAACGATATTCACTTCAATACTCATGTATTAGCTTTCCAGAAGGCTTGTAATGCAATGGGAATAGCAGATGATGATGGCAATAGACTTGATGAAGATGGTAAGCTAGGACCAAAAACAAGAGAAGCAATAAAGAAATTAAAAGCAGTTGTAAGGAGAGGCGACAGAAGCCCATTAGTTGGAGTTATACAAAGTATTTTAAGAATAAAAGTAGACAATAGCTATGGTAGTGCACCTTTTCATGAAACCTACGATGCTATAGGTAAATTTCAGAAAGCAAATGGTCTAGAGGTTGACTATACTGTTGGCCCAATAACCTGGTTAGAATTATTAAGTTAATGGAGGAAATATCATGTTAAAACAATTATTATGGGACTGGAGATATATAATTATCCTAGCTATAGCATTTGCTGTTTATGCAGCTTTTGAATGGCAGAAGGTTAAAACTAAATCTTATGCTTTAATGCTACAGGCTAAGAGCTTAGCAAAAGATGCAGTGCTTAAGAGTGGTAAGCAGCAAGAAGAATGGGTAGTGAAAAAAGCCTATCAGTTCTTGCCAAGATCCATCACTATATTTATTTCAGAAGAAAATATGGGAAAAATGATTCATTATCTATACTCGAAAGCTAAGGATTACCTAGATGATGGTGAGTTGAATAAAAGTATTGAATAGTAATAAGCCTAGAGGGACGTCTCCCTCTAGGCTTTTTTGTTTTTTTTGAAGGATTTCATAGTTATTTGTTGAATTATACAACAAATAAACTGATTAATTCAGTTACCAATATATAGACTTTATATTACTCAAGTTTATTTAGGAGGAATAAAATTGGAATTTAATAAAGAACTAGAAGAGTATTTTAAGGAATTAAATGTTGAATTTATATTATTTCCTGAAAAGACGAAAAAAACTTATAAGTCCCTTAAAGCGCTTTATGATTTTATCACAAAGGAAAAAAACTTTTGGGAAGAATGCATCTCAGGTGAAGTTGCTGCAATTAGAAGTTCTTTTAGTTTAATTTGTAACAATATAGAAAATGCGAAATACTATTTTGAAGGTGGTAATAATATTGAGCATGCTAAACGACTAATGAATGAAGCAGTAACAAGTCTTAAAAGGAATTCATACCCTACAATATTTTCAACAACAAAGATTGGAAGGCTTATTAAAGCAAGATATCAGATAAACCCGATGCAAGGTAACGCTGCATGTGACTATTATTTTAATCGTAGGATATCTTATCCTAACGATTTTAATTAT